TCTAACTTTATCTTTTAATTTTTCAACATCAATTAATGCTTTTTCTAGTTGTTTGTTTAAAAATTGTATGTTAACTTTGTTGGTCATATTTTGCTCTTGAGTTATCTCAAGTTTTTCTGTTGATTTATACAAATCTTCTATTAACATAAACTGTTCCTGATCCGTAGGTAGTTGTTCACTCTTCTTTAATAAATCCGCTTGAAACAATTCTCTTGATGTCTCTAAACTTGTTAGTCTAGATGTCACTTCTGTATAAGCAAATACACCCATAGCAACACCAGCTATGATTGCTAACATATTTTTCATTGGCATACTTATTGATGTATTTTCATTTATCTTCATTTTTTTTTCCTCATGTAATATTTAGAAGGTTCATAATCCCATCGTTTACCGTGATGTCCTCTTATATCTGCGTACCACATTCTTAAACGCACTAACCATTTTCTTACAGGCCTAGGCATCTTTTTTCTTTTTCTTACATTTGCATCTTGGTGCAAATAAAAAGTTATTTATACGTTCAAACAAATTATCAATAGCACCAAATTATTTATATAACATTCTATCTAACATTTAATTTTTCTATTTTAATTTTTTTAGCTTCTTCTTTAGCTTTTAATTTGTATTCTTTTTCTAATTGTTTTTTAATTTCTTTTTCTGCTTTTTTATCAGCTTTTTCTCTATCCTTAACACGTTTCATATAAACATTATAATCTGGTCTTTCATGGCCATATCTAGACCACAAAGCCATAGCTTCCTTACCAATTTTACCATCAATTGGGCAAACGGTGCCCGCAGAAATCATGCTCTCAAATACGCGCTCATCCTGGCAGAGGATAGCCACGGCTGCTACACGCATCCCGAAGTCATTTAGTATTCTAGCTAACTTTAATCGTTCACAATTTTTGTCAATAAAATGTTTTCCACCAGTGACACCAATACCAAACGTTTGTACACCAAGTGATGCACCTGTGCTACATACATCTTGTGTCATAGAATTGTATGATGGTGCTGACGCTGTTGGTGGCGCTGACCTTACATTTGATGTTGAGCTAGTTGTACTTGTTGTGTTAGAAGATGATCCAGATTCATATGTGGTTGCTCCTCCAGTATACCCACCTTCAATACTTGTGTTTGATCCTGATATGTTAGTTTGTGTTTCTGCAGAATGTGCTGGTCCACCAAGCAAAGCTAGTAAGCTTATTAGTATAATTAAGATCGTTGTAAATCTGTAATCCATCCTGGCACTCTCCTTTATTGACATGACAAACATTCCTCACCCTCGTTTTTAGGATCATCACATTCGCAAGGATCACAAGAACAAAGACCGTAAACGTCTGAATGGAATTCATCCAAACAATGACATTTATGACCACATTTTTTACATTCATTTTTAATCTTTTTTTCCATGTGTTTTCTCTTCAATTTCATAGAAGAAATTATCAGTGTCTTCCGTTTGCCATTTACCTGAGTCCTCTACATTCCATTCTGACGTTTGTACTTTCCAGTCAGGAATATTGTCCTTCACTGTAAACGAAGGTAGATCCCAAATTATTCTATTGTTTGGCTGAGCCGCATAGTTGCCGTCATCTAACGCAATTATGTGAGCGCACTTATGTTCGTGCGGAATTTCTGAATGATCAGAATCTAGTATATTAACATCTGGATGTGCCCAGTCAATAGTAAAAAGATACTTTCCATGATGCCATTTCTTGTCTTTACCTATGTATTTACCGGATGAAGCACCTAAGATATCATAAGTAGTAACAGCAGGGTAATAACTAAAGCTATTCCAAAGTTCCAGTTCATCAAGTCTTTTAATGGGAACAGTTTTGGGGTCATAACCACGTTGAATAAAAGCCGAAATTGGGAGACGATAAAAGATTGCGCCGTTTTCCATAATCGCATGCCATAAGATAGCACGTCCTGACATTGATGTAATGCCAAAGATGATACAGTCTTCAACTTCTCCATGATGTTTTTTACAGTCATATAAATACTCCTTTTTTATTTGCGCGTATTGTATAGGAATATTTGCATTTAAGTAAGACATTATTAACCTTTTATTTCTCCCCAATTATCACCTGATTCATAGTCAACTTTATTGGGAATTTTCATTTCTTTTTTAACAGCATCTTCCATAATCTCAATAATTTTCTTAGCTTGTTCTGGTGATTTTACAGAAATATCCAATTCATCATGAACCTGAATATGGGGTATAATACCTTCTCTATATAAATTTAGCATGGCTTTTTTAGTCATGTCCGCTGCTGATCCTTGAATTAATTTGTTTAAAGCTTTGTAAGTAAAAGCTCTTCTAACTTTTGGTCTAATATTACTTTTAATCTGGTCTAATGTAATTTCATTCATTTCAAGTTTATATTTGTTTCTTACTTTTTCTGTTTCAAATTGTTTGACTATAGATTTTTCTATTGCTTCCGCTTTAGTCATTGGAGGACTAAGAACTCCAGGGTTGTATTCATTTAACTCCCATTTATCAAACCTACATCTTCTTTTTAAAAGAGTTGTAATATAACCTGAACTAGAAGCAGAGCTAGAAGTATTGCTCATTAAATCTTTAACAAAAGGAACACGGTCGTGGTATTTATTAAATAACGTTTCAGCTTCGTTTTTACTTACACCTAACTCAGCCTGTAATTTAGCTTTACCCATACCATAAAATAATCCAAGATTAATAGTTTTAGCTTGTGTTCTAGAAATTTCTGCCATATCCGCTACAATTTGGTGAAAATCTACTTCATTATTATTAAACTCTTCTACAATTTTTTTTACTTCCTCTGCATCACGAAGACCTTGACTTGTAGCTGCGTAATGAACAACCAATCTTGGTTCTTGTTGTGAGTAATCAAAACAACCCCATTTGTGATTGTCCTCTGGAATAAATAAAGATCTAATCATAGGTCCTATCTGCTTGTTTCTTGCTGGAATTTGTTGAAGATTAGGATTAGAATAAGAAAATCTACCTGTTACAGTGCCTCCACCCTCTCCTCTAATAGGGTTAATATCTGCATGTATTCTACCTTTATGTTCGTATTTAATAATTGTATCAATAAATGTAGTATGGGCCTTGTTAATCTCTCTAGCTTTTGCTATCTTATTAACTATTGGATGTTTATGTTCTTGCAAAAAATTTTTAGTAAAGGAAGGTGCCCCTGTTTTTTCGGTTTTATCAAAAGATAGTTTTAATTTTTCAAACACTCTGGCAATGCTTCGTGCTGCCCATATTTGAGGTTCTATTCCTGTTTCTTTTTTTACTTCTAGGAGTAAGTTTTCTTCTTGTGATGCTAATCGTTGCTTTATTGTATGAGCTTTTTGAACGTCCACTCGAACGCCTTTAATTTTCATATCAATTAAACATGGAAATAATTGTGTTTCAAGATCAAACACTTGAGTTAAATCTTGTCTTTTAATTTCAACAGATAATTTTTTAAAAAGTTTTAATGTTAGTTCAGCATCTTTTTCTGCATAAGATCCAACATACATGTCAGGTAATTTCCACATCTCAGCTTTAGGATCTATACCCCATTCTTTTGCTGTCTGTGTTAGCAAACTTTCATCTTTAACTTCACCTAGCCACTCGTATGAAACACTATTTAATGAGTATGAGAATTTATTTTCATCAACTAATGCAGCCATAACCATGGTATCTACAATATGTCCATTAATTTTAACTCCATATGCTTTCAACCAACAAACATCATACATTGCATTATGAAATATTTTAGTAGAAGGTAAAGCACATACAACTTTAATCCAACTCATAACACTAATTTCATCAAAATGATTTGCTTGTTGTCCACTAGTTTTCTCGTGTCCAAAAGAATAGTACCCAGACCAGCCTTCAACAGCTACAGCTATTCCTACGATTTCTCCCTCACCAATTAATGCACCTGAACCTCTAGATTTTAAACCAGGGTCTCTCGTCTCTAGATCAATTGCTATATATTTGTGGTCCTTTAAATCAGGAAAAGATGTTGGACTGTTCCATTCGGTTGTTGCTTTATACATTTATTTATAATCCCTTTCGATAATCATTTCTAGATAGTGAATAGCTTTCTCTATGTCTTGTAACTTTCCTTTTGCCTTATGTCTACAAATATATTTAATTGCATTACCTTCTGCAAAAAGTAATTTGTTTTTATTTACAAAATCTGCTGGTTGAATGACCATATCTTTGTAATGGTTGCCACCTATTTGTTTGTCGTATGTTTTCATATTAATCCTCCTATAAATATTCTATTTGCAAAATAAAAAGTTAACATTAATAAAAAAAATAAATCATCCGTAGGCATTATATTATTTGTTCTCCTATTTTGTAGTAATGCGCAGTTATTGGGGCTAAGATATATAATCTTTGCATTGCTCTTGTTACACCAACAAAAAATTTTCTATGCTCTGTGTCTGGGTCTTCCGCTGCTTTTTGTGATAGCGTCGCTGATTGTGTTTCTGTTCCATAATCCATACATAAAACAATGTTTTCTCTTTCTCTACCTTTAGCACCATGTATAGTAGATAATTCTATTCTTGGATCTGTAGATAAATCATCTCCACTTTTTAAAATACTTTTTATATATTTTTTAATATCTTCATCAAAACTAAGTTGCTGCCAATCACCCTCAATTAATAATCCATAATCTTTTTTTAAAACATCCAATGAAACTAATTCATCGCCATTTAATTTTTTTCCTTCACTATAGCCAAATTTAACTTGGCCTTTAGTATAATATAAATATTCATATATTTTTTTAGCATCTTCCATTTTAACTAATTCGCCAGTATTTAATTTGTTCCATGTTCTATAAACTTGTAAAATTTTTTGTGGTAGAATAGTATTATTTCTACCAAAAATTCTTAAACCCGTTCTATAAAAATGTTCTGCAAAATCTTTCAATAATTTATTAGTTGTTGCTAAAATCATCCACTCTCCTTCATTAAAATCTATTTCTTCTAAAAAACAATTTTCTATAAATTCTCCCTCATCATCTTTAGCGTACCATTGTTTTTTTACTCGTTTAGTTATGTGAGGTAATATTTTTAAAGCCTGTCTATGAACTGCCTTTGGCACCCTGTAAGATTGTTCTTGGTCATCTCTTTCTCCATCTAAATTTATAAAAGTATTGGGTTCCGCTCCTTGAAATTTAAAAATTGTTTGATCATCATCCCCCGCAATGTAAGATCGTTTACAGAGAGCTTCTATATAAAAGAACATTCTCCATTGTGAGGGATTTAGATCTTGAGCTTCATCAAGAAAAATAGCATCGAGAGCAAGATACTTTTTTTCATCAACAAATAGTTTAGTCATATCAAAAAACTCGTACATAGTTTTCTGTCCTTTGTAATATTCAATATCTCTTTCTAATTGTTTAACACGAAATATATCTACAGCACCTTCATGATATTTTAATTGTATGCAAGCTTCTTCTAAAGGTATTAATTTAGCTCTAGAATAATTTATTACTTGCAAATGTCTATCTTGACTTATAATGACTCCATGATCATTTATGTATGAATCAAAATTTATATCCGAATAGATAGGGTAAACATTTTTAAATTGTAGCCACTTAGTATTAGCAAGTACTTGTTTTTTTTCAATTCCCAATTCTCTGTTACCCAATGCATGTAAAGTAGAAACATATAAAAGTTCTA